CAACGTTCTATTCTTTTTCTGAGAAAGAAGATCGTAAGTAGCTTTAGCTTGCTGCAGCTTTCTTGTTTCTTCGTCATGTTTTGGATCAACAGCTACATCATCATCTCCAGCTGCAGGAGACTGTTCTGTGCTTTGTTCCTGCTGCTGCATTTGCTGCGCTTCCATTTCATTTTGTTGAATTTGTGTATTAATCCAGCGTGGATCACCAGAATTTGTTTCTTCGTTAATCTGATCGTCCATTTCCTCAATATCATCATCAGACTGTTGAAGAATGTTTTTACGAAGCCATTCTTGTGAATAATACTTACCAACCATATCCTGCATGTTACGGGCAAGATTGATTCGATTATCAAGAATTTCGCCGTCTTTAAGCTCTGTGAAATAGTTGTCCTTAGCAAAGTCAAAAGCGATTTCATTAGCAATATTGTTCCAATCTTCAATAGTCATAATTTGTTTTAACACAACTTGTTTTTCAAGCATATTAAGAAACAACTGTGAGAATCGACCACGAAGACGGCTGATAAAACGGCTGAATTTTAATTCGTCACGGCTAACTTCAGTCGCACGACCTAATGAAAACAATGCATCTGAATTAAGACGATTGACTGGAACATTAAGTGTTTGAAGTAATTTCTTTTGGAAATATAATACGTCATCCATTTGACCAAGTGTTTGACCACCAGGAAGTGTAGTAACTTCTGTACCTTTACCACCTTCGCGGCGAGGCAACCAGTAATCTTCAAGCATGGTCATAAACTTACGATCGTCGCGAACATTACCTGTGTCTGAATCATAGATCAAACGATTCTTATGTTTAACCATAACGTCACGAACGTATTGTTCGGCTTTCATCTTAGGAAGATTACCAACATCAATATACCAAATACGGCGCTCGGGCGCACGCGCGAGACGATAGATAACCAGCGCATCTTCAAGTGTACGTAATTGATTGAGAGCTTTAATAGCTTTGTGAAGATACGAAAGAACCATTGTTCCTTGTGTATCTGTCAAACCAGAAGTAACATGAAGGACAGAATCTTTAGCAATACGAATACCAGTAGTTGTTGGACCTGTTGCCTTACTTCCGTAGTTAAAACCTTTTTCGTTGAACACATAATATTCGTTTTGTGTTTTAGGAATAATGCCTTCGCCGAAATCACCACCCTTAACTCTACGTTTTGTTATTTCTCTGATCTTACGGATTTTACGCGGATCAACGTAACGAATTTCTTTGATACCAGCTTTTGGATCTTTGTCATCAATGATAACATGATAGTATAAACGTCCGTCAATGTACCAACGACGCATAATCTCATAAGCGTGTTTACGGAAATCTAAAATTGTTAGGCAGTTTTCGAATTCTTCACGAATTGCTTTTTTGATTGTATCTGTAATATCAAGATTGTCGAGTTGAATTTCAACTAAATCTTTTTCATCAAGGCTAACCATTTCATTGATAATTTCGTCAGTGGCTGCATCAATTTCTGGTTGTAAAGCCATTTCGCGGTATTTTGTAACAAGTTCCGCTTCTGTTCTAACTGTACCATCAAGATCAACGTAAGTACCAAACGAACCACCAGCCGCAACAACAACTGCACCATCATCAGTCTCTTTCGGAGCGAACGACGGAGCAATATCTGGTTCGACTTTACGTTTAAATTCCCAACCGAATAATTGCATTTCTTTTCCTTCAAATAAAAGAGGAGCTAAGGTTTCTCAGCCCCTCTTCAAAACAATAATGATTCAAGAGGCTTTCATTATATAGTATTAGGTTGCAACAGGATCTTGAGCATCGCTGAGGTAAGCATTAACATCTTCAACTGCTGGGAGCCAGTAGTCGTATGCAAATGTTACTTGGAATGTTTCAATTTGGTTTGTTGTATCCCAGTCGAGAGCAATTTCCGAAACATTTGTTGGGAATGCACCGATGATGTCATATTGACGAATCAATGAACCATCTTTACCGTATTGAATTACGCTAAGATCAGACTTGTATGAATTTTCGTCAAGAGCAAAGTTGGGGTCGCGAATGTTTGATTCGAGACGATTCAATGCGTTTGACCACTTTTCAAACATTGAACGAACAAGGAAATCCTCATCGTTCATTACTGTTACAGTCCAATCAGCAAAAGTACGATCGCCCTGAACTTTAATCTTACGACCAAAGTAGCCAACATCAATTGCTTGAATTGTTGCTGCAGGAAGCGCTGCACCACGGCATGTGAAGCGGAACTTGTCTTGTGAATTTTGATCAGCACCAACTCCAGGAGGAGGCGTTAGATACACTTCGAAAAGTGTAGGACGAACGCCACCATATTGAAGACCTCTTGTTTTAAAGGTACTAATGTTAAAACCTGATGCCATTTTTGTTCTCCTTAATGGTTTAATTTATTTATTAGAATTTGCCAACAATTTCAGAGAATTGAACACCAGTGCTCACAGCAACAAAATTCAACTGAATGAAGTTAATAGAACGAGCTGGCTTGATATAGATATCGCCCCAGAATTCATTAGCATCAACTCTTTCAGGTGTATTATTTGTTGAGTCGCAAACAACGAGGAAGTCAGTGATACCACGACGACCTTGAACGTCACGAAGATAAGGAACCACTAAGTTCTTAAACTGTGCTCTTGTGAACTCATCATTGAATTCGAACAAGAAGAACTTAGAAGCAGTAGCAATTGCCTTTTCAAGAACAATAAACAAGCGACGAACGTTGATGCGATCGAATGCTGATGGCTTGGTTTGAAGAGTTTTATCGCCATAAAGCACAGTACCCTGACCAGGGAATGTAACAACTGGGTTGATACCATTTTTATAGAGGATATCACGATCTGCCTGTTTTGGATTCCAACGCAGCTTAACAAGGTTTTTAATTTGACCACGATTGAAACCAGCAGGCGACCACCATGGATCACGAGTTGAATCGGTACGTGCGCAGAGACCAGCAACGTCACCATTTGAAGGAACATAACGGTAAACGTCATTGTAGCGGTCGTACATATACTTGTAACCAGAATCCATCACAGCATATGAAGAATCATGCACTGAGTTTCTCCAAGTAACAATCGAACTAGCTTCATTACCAACGTTGCTGTATACCACTGAGTCATCAGGAGTAATAAAGCCAACGCAATCTTTACGAGTTTCGCAAATATTGTCGATAATGTAGTTAGCGAGCTGATATGTGCCACCAGAACCGATTGGCTTACCTTGCAGAATTAATGAAACGTCAACGTCTTCAGCTGAAGCATATTGATCGTAACCAGAAGCAAGAAGCGACAGAGGAGCAGAAGCTTCTGTGTAACCATCTTGACCGCCTTGTAAGGAAAGACTGAACGGAGTTGTATCTGAAGAAGAAGCAATGTTAACTGCTGTATTAGAAGCAGAACCTGCACGATCTTGAACGAACCAGATATACTTTGAACCATCATTGATGACAGTTTTGTAGTAATTAGCCTGACCGCCAACTGTTTTAGCGTCTGTAGCGCGAGAAAGAGCTTGGTATGTTTCAAGAACTGTACCAGGAACGCCAGTAAACAGACCATTTTCGTCAACAACCACAACGTGAACTTCGTCAACAGCAGCTGAGTTACCGAAATGAGCAACATAGTCAGATGTAACAGGAGCGCCATTGATTACGTTGAAATATTCCCAGTTACGATTAATTGTTTCGTTAACTGTGTTGCTTGTTGTAAAGTTTGTTGACAAACGATATGAGCTGTCAAAGTTAATTGTTACATAGCTACCTGTTGAGTTCGAAGTAATCGAACCAATTGAAGTAATATGCATATATTGTGTACCAATCGAAGCATTACCAACTGTGAGGTAATCGCCAATTGTCAAATTAGCAACAAGAGCATGCGAATATGTGTTAGCGTCAGCAGCAGAACCACCACCACCTGGTAAAACTTGCAGATAAGCAGAAGTTGAGCCGATGTTGATAGCAAGGTTTGCAACAACGTCAAGTGATGGAGAAGAATTCAAACCACCCATGTTGAGCGTTGAACCATAAGCTTTTGCGCTATCGCAAACAGAAATTTTAAGAGAGTTACCTATAGCACCAGCGTAACGAGCTACGTAGAATACGTTAGCATCAAACACTTGGTTGCCGTAATCTGAATTGTTCTTAACAACCTGAGCTGGCAGGTTACCAACTGTACCAGTATTAGCAACGGCTGAAAGAGTACCAACGCCTGAAGTTGTTACAGTAGTATTGGCAACACGTGTAACATACAGACTATTGCCGTATGAAAGGAAGTTAGCGCCTGTGAACCATGTTTCA